CTCTTATAACTATTTAATAAAGGAGAAACACATGGCAGAAATTAATCTTCTAAATATACAACCTCACCAGGTTAGCCGCGATATGCGTGGTTATACAGTATTCTTCTACGGTGCAGCTAAAACAGGAAAGACTACTAACGCAGTTAAGTTCCCAAAACACTTACTTCTTGCTTTTGAAAAAGGTTACAATGCTATTCCAGGTGCTATGGCACAGCCAATTAACAGCTGGTCTGAATTTAAGAAAGTACTTAGACAGCTTAAGCAGCCAGAAGTTAAACAGCAGTATGAAACAATTATCATAGATACTATCGACATAGCTTATGACTATTGTGTAAAATATATCTGTGATAATGCTGCAAGATCTGATGGTGGTTTCGGAGTAGATGCACTTAGTGATATTCCATATGGTAAAGGTTATGGAATGGTATCACAAGAATTTGATGAATGTCTACGTTCAATCGTTCAGATGGATTATGGTCTAGTAGTAATCTCACATGATGTAGATAAGACCTTTACTGATGAACAGGGTAGAGAATATAATAAAATTGTTCCTACTCTTGATAAGAGAGCTAAAAATATTGTATCTCGTATGGTAGACCTTTATGGATATGCTAGACCAGTTACCGATGCAGATGGTAATACTACAACAAAGTTATTCATCAGAGGTACAACAAGATATGATGCTGGATCAAGATTTAAATATACTCCAGATTATATCGACTTTAGCTATGAGAATATAGTAAATGCTATTGGTGATGCTATAGATAAGCAAATGAAAGAAGATGGAGCAGAGTTCTTTACAGATAATAGAAATAATCTCTATACAGATACAACAGAAGAACTTGACTTCGATGAACTGATGGCTGAATTTAATGGAATGATCGAAAAGATTGTGGGTTCAGCAACAGATGAAGAAATGGAAACATATTGGCAGCCAAGAATTACTTCTATCACAGATAAACATCTTGGTAGAGGACATAAGGTTGGTAATATGGCACGAGAACAGGTTGAAGCACTATCACTTATTGTCGATGATATGAGAGAACTTGTTGCACTTACTAAAAAGTAAAATAATATCAAGTAGGTTTAAAAAGCCTACTTGATTTTTTTATAAATATATGCTATAATATTATTAGAAAGGTATAATATATGGCAAAAGCAATGGTTAAATGTCCTTATTGTGAGAAGATGTTTGACCGCAATGATCCTAGTATTAAATTTATAAAAATAGGTCGTAGATATGCTCATATTAGTTGCTATAATAAACATGAAGCAACTATGACTCAAGAAGAAAAAGATTTAAGGGATTTATATGCGTACATCAAAGAACTATTAGGGGCAGAATATAACTTTAAAAAAGTAGAGCATCAAATAAAAGAATATAAGCAGTATAGGGACGGTAATGAAATGCCCTATACTTATTCTGGTATGCTCGCATCTTTGAAGTGGTTTTATGAAATTAAAGGGAATAGTAAAGAAGCTGCCAATGGCGGCATAGGTATTATTCCGTATATATACAATGATGCTAAAAAGTATTATTATAACTTATATTTAGCGCAACAAAAGAACAAAGAAATTAAGAATTATATAGCTAAAGTTGAAGTAGTAACCATACCACCGCCAAAAATGTTACAACCCAAGCCGCGGTTATGGTTTGATGATGAGGAGGATTAATGGGTAGATATACAGACATTCCAAGTTGCATGCAAGTAATAGGTGCAATTTATCAAAATCCTTCTTTATTAGATAATGAAAAATATCATTTTGTAGAAGAAGATTTTACAGAAGATTTCCATAAAGTATTATTTGGTTCTATTCATAATCTTCATGCTCTTGGAGCAGCAGATATAAATGAAACAACCATAGAAACTTATCTAGAACAAAGACCAAAGAAATTAGCAATATATAAAGCTAATAATGGTAATGAATATCTTAAAAAGTTAAAAGAAACAACACAACCCGCTGCTTTTAATTATTATTATAACAGAGTTAAGAAAATGACTTTGTTTAGAATGTATAAAGAAATAGCAGGATTAGATTGTAGTTTCTTATATGATATAGATAATATCTTTGATCAAAAGAAAAAACAAGAGCAAGAAGATTGGTTGGATAATACTCCAATTGATAAGATTGCGAACTTAATTGATGCTCGTATTGAGCAGATTAAAGCAAAATATGTAGATAATAGTGATATTAACTTTACTCAAGCTGGTGATGGCGCAGATGAACTAATTGATCGCCTTATGACCATTCCTGAAATTGGTTATCCATTATTTGGTGATATTAGTAATGCGATAACAAGAGGAGCAAGACTAGGAAAGTTATATCTTAGATCTGCGGCAACCGGTGTTGGTAAGACTAGAGCTATGATTGCAGATGCTTGTACTATTGCTTGTGGAGAATTATATAACTCTACTACTCAGAATTGGGAAAGTAATGGTACTAAAGAATCTGTTATGTATGTAACAACAGAACAACAAGTTGATGAAGTACAAACTATGATGCTTGCATTTGTATCTGATGTTGATGAAGATCATATTCTTTATAATAAGTATCAACCTGGTGAATTAGAAAGAGTAAGACACGCGGCTGCGGTGCTGGGTGACTCTAAACTAATTATCAAGCGTCTCCCAGACTTCGGTCTACAGGATATAGAGAACGCGATCAACTTTAGTATCAGAGAATATGGAGTTAAATATGTATTCCATGACTATATTCATAGTAGTATGAAAATTTTATCAGAAGTAGCTGGTAAAAGTAGAGTTGATGGATTAAAAGAATACAATATTTTGTTTATGATAGCTGTTAGATTAAAAGATATAGCAGTTGAAAATGGAATATTTATTGAAACATCAACTCAGCTGAATATGGAATATAGAACAGCACAGGTTTATGACCAGAATCTACTTCGTGGTGCTAAAGCTATAGCGGATAAAATTGACCTTGGAGAAATTATGTTAGACGCTAGCACAGAAGATATTGAAGCTTTAACTCCATTATTGAATCAGAATGGGTTCCCTATTCCAGATACTAAAATATCTATATATAAGAACCGTCGTGGTAGATATAAAGATGTACTTATTTGGTGTAAATCAAATAAAGCTACTTGTAAAATTAGTCCAGTATTTGTAACAGATTATCAATATGGACTTATAGATATACAACCGTTAAAGATTAATATAGAAGAAAGCGCATTTTAATTATGGAAGAACAGTTATATACAATTGAAGTAGATGGTCAGCATGTAGCAGAATGTGTTCCTTTGGAATATGCTATGATATTTGTAGAAGCTATGTTTAAGAAATTTTATCTTATGTCTGATTTACAAATAACTATAAAAAGAATGAGAATAGATAGACTAAATATGGAGGTATATAATGAGTGATCAAATAAAAGTAAGTAGTATATGTAGTATCTGTAAAAAGTCAGGTACTAAACAAGAAATACCTTATAAAATAATTAGAGATACAGATGGCACAAGTGTCAAGTTTGTAGGTGCTATTTGTAATGAATGTTATGAAAAGATAATACCAAAAAAGGAGACTAAAAATGACTAATCTATTAATACTCGCAAAGATTTATAATATTGCTATGGATATGGCTACTAAGTATGCAACAGTAACTAAAAATGAAGAAGCCCTCGGAGATTTTATAGCACTGTTTGATAAGCTGTTTAATCAACTCGATTTAACGAACTAGCGGCAAGTGTGCGCGCTTCGTATCTTGTTATAGTATCCATCTACGCGGCAGCCGCCGCGTGTCCGATAAGCACTAATGAAATTCAATAAAAACGAAATTAAAAACTCATTAACCATAGAACAAATAGAAGATATAGTGGCAGAACTAGGTGGCGAACCGATTAATCTTGGGGATCACCTCACCTGCCGCACTATTTGTCATGGAGGAGATTCTCATAAACTTTACTACTATGAAAATACAAAACTGTTCAAGTGTTTTACTGCGTGCGACGAGTCCTTTGACATATTTGATCTAGTCCTAAAAGTTCAATCTAATCAAGGACAATCCTGGACTCTCTATAATGCTATGATGTTTGTTATAAATTTCTTTTCTCTTGATTTTGAGAACGATTTTTACAACGATGCTAACTCTCTTCCAGATTGGCAGATTTTTAGTAAGTGGAGTAAACAACAGTTTACTGATGACAAATCAAAAATAGTAGAACTCAAGTTTTATGATGATAAAGTGCTTAACAACCTCCCTCAACCTCATATACTTAATTGGGAGCGAGAAGGTATAACTAAAGAGATTTGCGATGCTAGAAATATTCGTTATGATCCTAAAAACTATGGAATAGTTATACCTCATTATGATATTAATGGACAATTAATAGGTATTCGTGAACGCACACTAATTAAAGAAGATGAAAAATATGGTAAGTACAAACCAGCCATTTTGGCTGGACAGATGTATAACCATCCATTAGGATATAATCTTTACAATCTAAATAATTCAAAAAACAATATACAACAAGTTAAAAAAGCAATAGTATTTGAATCAGAAAAATCATGCTTATTATTTGCAAGTTATTTTGGTTTAGAGAATGATATATCAGTAGCTTGTTGCGGTAGCAGCTTAATTTCTTATCAGGTCCAATTACTTTTATCTCTTGGTATTCAAGAATTAATCATAGCTTTTGATAGACAATATCAAGAAATAGGCGATAAAGAATGGAAGCAATGGACAACCAAGTTAAATAAAATCCATGATAAATATGGCAAATATGTTCAGATTAGTTATATGTTTGATAAAGAACATAAGCTTGGATATAAAGATGCTCCAATAGATTGTAATAAAGATACTTTTATAGAATTATATCAACAAAGAATAATAATATGAGAATTATAGATAAAAATACAGATTTTTACGATTATATACAGAATATTTATAAAGATGATACTTTTACTTTTGATAGAAGAGATTCTTTTCTTTTAACCAAACAAATGATGCGTGATAATTTACATGTAGGCTATTGGCGCGGTTGGAGAGCAGAACATCATCATAAAAATCATAATTATATATTACTTCAAATATGTAATAGTTTTTGGTTATTTAAAGCTAATTTTATTAAGTTAAGTGATGATTATACAAAAGTAGAAGAATATCAATTTGAATTAATTAAACAATGGAAAGACTATGATAAGCCAAGAAAGTTATGTGCTTTAGATAGAATAGAGTTTTATTACTTTGATTTAAAATATGAAAATATTACTCCAGACTTATTAGTTCAAAGTATTCATATAAATGATTATAAACATAAACAAGATTTAACTACATATGAAACTTATAATGGAAGTGAAAAAGTAACTAAACATATTCCACTATTAAAAGCTTGTGGTATAGCAGATTGTGTTGATCCACAAGATATATACCTGGCTTTTGAAGAATATTTTTCATTAGAAAAGTCAGATTCAGAAAGACGTGAACCATTGGGTACTACTGATTTAGATAAGGTAGAAAGTCATGGTTTTGATAAAAAAATATCTTTTAGAGGTAAATAATATGGATCAATATAAAGAATTAACTGAAGAAGAAATAATGGCTTTGTTCGATTTAGAAGAAAAAGAAGCTAAATATAAAGTAATTCTTACTTTAGATAATGGTATCAGATACAGATTCATTAAACTCGTAGCAGATAGGCATGAATTTTTTGTTGAACATTGGATAGATACTCCAAATGATAGCACTTTTGAATGTTATATAGATGATACTTTAACCTGTACAATTTGGGTAGTAAAAGATCATGTAGCAACAATAGAGTTCGTTGAAGTAGAAGGAGAATAGTATGATTATTATTGGTTATCAAGGAATAGGTAAGTCAACAATAGCAAAAAACAATCCTAATATTATAGATTTAGAAAGTAAGTGTTTTTGGTATAATGGAGAAAGACCAGAAGATTGGTATATATATTATTGCCAGATAGCAGAGCATCTTTCTAAACAAGGATATACGGTCTTTGTTTCAAGCCATAAAGAAGTTAGAGGTTTCCTTATTGATAACTGTACTGAGCCTTTTGGAGCTATAGTACCAGCTACTTATCTCAAAGACGAATGGATTGAAAAGCTGCATAATAGATACCTTAAAACTAATTCTGAAAAAGATAAAAAGGCTTGGAAAAATGCAGAAGATAGATTTACTGAAAATATCCATGAAATCTGTGAGGATATGAATAATTATGTAGTTATTCAAAAGATGGATTATAGTTTAAACAAGGAGATTGACCTACTTCAGCAGTCACTTGACATTTAAGAAAATTTATTCTATAATAAATAGAAGAAATTTTTGAAAAAGGTGAAACTATGAAGTATAAATTAATTGCTCCTATTAAACCTGAGTATTCAACAATAGAACAGGTACTAACTAATAGGGGTATTCCTCGTGATGAAATTAAACATTATTTAAACACAACAGATGAAGATATAAACTCATATACTTTATTTGGAGAAGATAAATTAAAAGCTGCGGCGGCCGCGTTGATTTCCTGTATTCAACGCGACCAGCGTGCTTTAGTGATAGTAGACTGCGACTGTGACGGATATACCTCAGCCGCAGTACTTATTAATTATTTACATGATTGTTTTCCATATTGGGTTGAAAACAAATTAGAATCAGTAATGCATGAAGGTAAACAACATGGATTACAAGATCATATGGGATTAATTAAAGATTTAGATATTAAACTTCTTTTAGTCCCAGATGCAGGTTCTAATGATGCTGAACAATGTACTGAATTAGTTAAAGACTATGATATGGATGTAGTTGTTTTAGATCATCACTTGTGCGATATAGATAATCCAAATGCTATTGTAATTAATAATCAATTATCAGATTATCCTAATAAAGCATTATCTGGTGTTGGTGTGGTATGGCAGTTTTGTAGATATTTAGATAATCTACTTGGTAATAATTATGCAGATCAATATATAGATTTAGTTATGCTTGGTTTAACTGGTGATATGATGTCAATGACTTCTATTGAAACTAAGCATTTAATTAACAAAGGACTTCCAGAAGAACGAAATCCATTTATATATTATATGCATGAGTATAATCACTTTTCATTAGGTGATGATTTGACTCCAATTGGAGTAACATTCTATATAGTGCCTTTTGTAAATGCTATAACAAGAAGTGGAACAATAGAAGAAAAAGAATTGATATTTGCTTCTATGTTAAAACACAAAGCATTTATAGATATACCCTCTACTAAAAGAGGACACGCGGCCGGCGCTACGGAGAAAGTTGTAGAACAGGCTGTAAGGGTTGCACATAATGTTAAGGCACGGCAAACTAAGGCCCAGGATAGAATGATGGACTATCTTGAAAGACTAATAAGAATAAATAATATGATGAATAATATGGTATTATTATTCTTACTAGAACCAGGTCAAGTAGATAGAAATATAGCTGGTTTAGTTGCAAATAAGATTATGGCTAAATATCAGCGTCCTACTTGTGTATTAACTAAAGTAGAAGATAATGGAGTAGTATCTTATCAAGGTTCTGCCAGAGGTTGTGATAAAACAGGCATTAGTGATTTTAAAAGCATCTGTGAACAAACTGGCGTGACAATGTATACTGCTGGTCATGAAGGAGCTTTTGGATTAGGCATATTAAAAGAGAATATTCCACTCTTTTTAGAAAAAACTAATGAAATTTTAAAAGATACTCCTTCAGAACCTGTATATTATGTGGACTATATATATAAATCTAATGAAGTCAATCCTCAAAATATTTTAGATATAGCACATATGTCTAATTTATGGGGTAAAGATATAGATGAAGCATTGATAGCTGTTGAAGGATTAAAAGTGACTCCAGATATGGTTACTATCTATGATAAAAAGACTATTACTATTAAAATTACATTACCTAATGGTATAGCTATTATGTTATTTAATGCAAGTCAAGAAGATTGTGATAAGTTACAAATAAACAATACTGGCTATGTAGAAGTAAATATGGTATGTAAGTGTAATGAAAATGAGTGGCTAGGTAATATTACTGCTCAACTATTCTGTGAAGAATATGAAATAGTTGATAATAATAAATATTTCTTTTAATTATAGTGGGGCGAACTTATATAGCCGAGAGGAAAATAACAGCTAGTGGGCCGCGAAGGATCGCCATCTAAATGGAAAAATAGCTCTAGGATTTTTTAAAGAGGAAAAATGATACTAACTAAAAAACAAGAAGAAGGATTAAATATAGCAGTTGAACGACATCGCGCAGGTGAAAAATATACAGTAATATCTGGTTATGCTGGTTCTGGTAAATCTACTTTAGTACGTTTTATAATTGATGCATTAGATGTAGAAGAAAATAGAGTTTGCTACTGTGCTTTTACAGGAAAGGCAGCAGAAGTATTGCGTAAAAAAGGTAACAAAAATGTAAGCACTTTACATAGATTACTTTATGAGCATATACCTCGTGCGGCCGGAGGATTTTTTCGTAGACCCAAACCATATATTGGATATGATATAATTGTGGTAGATGAAATATCTATGGCTCCAAAATCACTTATTGATTTATTGTTTTCTCATAAAGTTTATGTTATTTGTTTAGGAGATCCGTTCCAGCTGCCGCCAATAGATAAAGACGAAGATAATCATCTATTAGATCATCCGCATATCTTTTTAGATGAGATTATGCGTCAAGCTCAAGAATCAGAGATCATTCGGTTAACTATGCAAATAAGAGAACAAAAACCAATTGAATTTATGAATGGTTCTGAGGTTAAAGTTATGCCTTATAGTCAGTTAAATACTGGTATTCTACAGTGGGGTGATCAGATATTAACCGGTACTAATGCTAAACGTCAAACTATTAATAATCAAATGCGGGCGTTGTTAGGACGTACTCAAGGACCAGAAGATGGAGATAAAATAATCTGTCTTAGAAATTATTGGGATACTAGTAGTATGAATGGTGATGCATTAGTTAATGGTACTATTGGTATATTACAAAATAGTTTTCAAACTTGGAGAGAGATACCTAAATTTATTCAAAGTCATATTACTCGATTTGATGTTCTAGTTGGCGATATAGTAATACCAGAAACAGAAGATATTTATCCAATGACTGAAATAGATCATTTAATGATGAAAACTGGAGAAAAATGCTGTGATTGGCGTTTATCTTATAAATTAGGCAAGTTAAAACGCAGATATGGAGAAATCGTTCCTAAAGAATTTACTTATGCCTATGCAGTAACTTGTCATAAAGCCCAAGGTAGTGAATGGGATAAAGTAGTGGTTCTTGAAGAAAACTTTCCATTTAGTAAAGAAGAGCATGCACGCTGGCTTTATACTGCTGCTACGCGTGCTTCAGATAAATTAGTATTAATAAGATAGGAGATATTTTTTATGGAAGAAGCAAAACAAACATATACAATTTATTTTGGTGATATAGAATTACCTATGATAAAAGATGCTTATAATTTGCAAGAAACTTTTCTTGAAGTTATGTTGCCAACTGAAGGAATGTCTATAGATTATATAGATTCTATTGTATCTAATATAAATAATTTAAAATTAATTCGTATTTATGATGAATTTGATCGTCTAGTAGTAAGGTTAGAAAATAGATATACAGAGTATGATTATGTAACTAAACAACTTAAATATCAAATTAGTATGTATAATGAAAGAGGGGAACGTGAACCTCAATATATACCAGTAATTAAAGTTAGAGTTAATACCCCAAGTGCAGATAGTAGAGTAGATAGATTACAGGCAACTATGGAATATATGGCAATTATGGCTGACATTGATATTAATGAGGAATAATTATGAAATTAATCACTAATGTAATTTATAAAGCAACTGCCTACTGTACTAGAATTTATGATGTAGAAAATATAATTACAGAAGAAGAAAAAGAAATACTTAAAAGAGCTTTTAATGGAGAATATTTAAAATTTACTCCAGAAGAATGGAAACAATATAACGGAATCACGCTTAAACTTGAGAATGAAAATGCAGAGTTTGAAGAGTATGAAGACGAAATTTATTTTGAACATCTTCTTGATGAAAAAATTGAAAGCATAGAAGAATAATAATAGGGGATAGAAATATCCCCTATTTGATTTTTATATAATTATATGATATAATATATATAAGAATAAGAATGAAAGAGGTACTAGATGAAGAGATTCGAACTACACTCACATACTGAATACTCAAATCTTAGACTACTTGATTGCATCAACAAACCTAAAAATCTCGTTCAAAGAGCAATAGATTTAGATTTAAGTGGTATTGCAATCACAGACCATGAATGTTTAAGTTCAGCAATTAAACTCAATCAGATTCAAAAGTCTATTTCTGAAGAACATCCCGAATTTAAAATAGCAATAGGAAATGAAATATATTTGACTAATGATAGAACTTCAGGTCAGAAGTATTATCATTTTATTTTAATTGCAAAGGATAGTATTGGATTTAGACAATTAAGGGAATTATCTTCAAGAGCTTGGATGCAAAGTTATTTTGATAGAGGTCTTGAAAGAGTTCCAACATTAAAAAGTGAAGTAGAAGAAGTAATAGGTCAACAGCCTGGTCATGTTATAGCAACAACAGCTTGCATAGGAGGAGAACTATCAAGTTGTATTCTTCGTATGGAGAAAGCGCGGCAAGTCGATAATTTAAATGAAACTGCGGCCGCCTATAACCAGATTGTTGAATTTTTGGCGTGGTGTCAAAAAATATTTGGTGAAGATTTTTATATTGAGTGTGCTCCTGCCGCAAGTAAAGATCAGGTTATAGTAAATAATAAGTTAGCACAAATAGCCAAAGTATATAATATTAAAATGGTTATTGGTTGTGATGCTCATTATTTAAAGAAAGAGGATAGATATGTACATAAAGCATATCTTAACTCAAAAGGTGGTGAGCGTGAAGTAGATGAGTTTTATGAATATTCTTATCTACAAACAGAAGAAGAAATAAAAGAACATTTGGCTCCATCTATAGGTGATACATATGAACAAATGTGCGAAAATAGTATGGAGATTTATGATAAAATAGAACTGTATGATTTATCTGGCGCCCAGAAAGTGCCTTCAGTTCCAATTAAAGATTATCCAAAACAAAACAAAAAATTAGAAAAATATCCAACATTAGAATATTTATTTAATAGTGATGATGAATATGATAGAAATTGGATAAATCAATGTTGGAATAAACTTGATGAAAAAGGTTTATTAAATGATGAATATCTTGCAGAATTAGAATATGAAGCAGATATTAAAAAAGTTGTTGGAGATAAACTTGGGACAAATGTATTTAAGTATCCAATAACTTTGCAATATTATATTGATTTAATGTGGGATAGTGGCAGCCTCATAGGCGCTGGCCGCGGTAGTTCAATGGCCGGTCTTAATCATTATCTTCTTGGAGTAACTCAGATAGACCCTGTTAAGACAAAACTTAACTATTTCTGGAGATATATGAATAAAGATAGAGTAGAACTTCCAGATATTGATATTGATTTATGTCCAAGTAAGCGTCCAATGATTCTTAATAAAATTAAGAAAGAAAGAGGACAAAGATTTAAAGACAATATTGATGTACTATCACGTAATAATCTTGGTTGTACTCTTGTAGCAACATTTGGTACAGAAACAGCTAAGTCAACTATCTTAACAGCTTGCCGCGGATATAGAAGTGAAGTATATCCTGATGGTATTGATACAGATAATGCTCAGTATTTATCATCTCTTGTACCAGTAGAACGTGGTGCTTTATGGACAATAGATGAAATGGTTAATGGTAATAAAGAAAAAGGTCGTAGACCAGTTCAACTATTTAATCAAGAGCTAGAAAAGTATCCTGGATTAATTGATATTATGTTTGGTATCCAAGGTTTGATTAATAAGCGTAGTTCACACGCATCTGGTGTAATCTTCTTTGATGAAGATCCATATGAAGTCGGCTGTTTTATGAGAACTCCAAAAGGAGAAATTATAACTCAATGGGATCTGCATGATTGTGAGTGGGCTTCAATGGTTAAATATGACTTCCTTGTAACAGAAATTGAGGACAAATTATGTCAAACAATTAAGTTCTTACAAGAGGACGGACAGATTGAATCAGAACTATCACTTCGTGAAGTGTATAATAAGTATTTCCACCCAGATGTGTTACCTATTGAGGATGAGGCAACTTGGTCAAACATTCGCGGCGGCCGCGTGCTGAACTTATTCCAGTTCGATAGTATGTCAGGTAGCCAGGGTATTAAGAAGATCCAGCCAAGTAACATTCAAGAATTATCTGACACGAATGGATTAATTAGACTTATGGCGGGTGAAGGTCAGGAACTGCCACTCGATAAATATGCAAGATTTAAAAAGAATATTGCATTATGGTATGATGAAATGAGAAGATATGGATTGACTCAAGAACAGCAGAAAGCTGTTGAACCATACTTCAAACCTTCATATGGAGTACCTATTAGCCAGGAAGTTCTTATGAGAATGGTAATGGATGAAAATATTTGTGGCTTCTCACTTGCAGAAGCTAATGAATTAAGAAAAGTTCTTGCAAAGAAGCAGGTTCAGAAGATTCCATTAATGAGAGATAAGATTAACCAGCGTGCTTCAACTCCACAATTAGGTAAATATATTTGGGAATGTGGTGCTGGTCCACAGATGTCTTATTCATTCTCAATACTTCATGCAACAGCATATAGCTTTATTGGTTATCAAACTGGTTATATAGCAACAAGATGGAATCCGATTTATTGGAACACAGCTTGTTTAGTAGTTAATAGTGGATCACTTGAAGAAGATGATATTGAGTTCTACGAAGATGAAGATGGAGATATTATTGGATCTGGTAAGAAAGAATCTTCAACTGATTATGCAAAATTAGCTACAGCTTTAGGAGAAATTATTGAACAGGGTATTAAAGTATCTTTAGTTGATATTAATAAGTCTGATTATAGTTTTAAACCAGATGTAGCAAATAATCAAATATTGTTTGGTATGAAAGCATTAAGCAATGTAAACACACCAACAATTGATATAATTAAAGAGAATCGTCCATATGCAAGTCTAAAAGATTTTATGCAAAGATGTAATCTTAAAAAGACTGCAATGATTAGTTTGATTAAGGGCGGTGCATTTGATGAATTAGAAAAGATGCGTGCCGCAGAAGTGGGAGTTGAACCTAGAGTATATGCAATGACATATTATATCTCGAAGGTTTGTGAACCTAAGACTAGATTAACTCTACAGAACTTTAATGGGTTAATGGAACGAGGATTGATTCCAGATACTTTGGCCGCCCAGAAAGATGTATTTATCTTAAATAAGTGGTTTAAGAATTATAAAGTTAAAGATTATTATTCATTAGAATTTAATAGAATGTATGAAATATACACTCATTATTTTGATGAAGAATATTTAGAAGTTATTAATGGAGTTCCATATATTAAACAAAAAACTTGGGATAAATTATATAAATCTCATATGGATGTTGCAAGAGAATGGGTAAAAAAGCATCAAGTTGAATTACTTAAAATCTACAATACAGAATTGTTCAATGATATGTGGAATAAATATGCAACTGGTAACATATCTTCATGGGAAATGGATGCGTTATGTTTCTACTATCATGACCATGAATTAAAAGATGTGAATACAGAGAAATATGGTATTGTTGATTTTAAGACATTACCAAGAGAACCAAGAGTAGCATATAGATATAATAGAAATGGACAAAATTTGCCTGTATTCGAGGTAACGAGAATCGCGGGAACCGTTGTCAGCAAGAATGATACTAGACATACGATCTCCTTATTGACAACTACTGGGGTAGTAACGGTTAAATTTACTAGAGATTATTATGCACGCGCGGGCAAACAGATTAGTGAGCTCGGGTCTGATGGAAAGAAACACGTCCAAGAAAAAGGCTGGTTTGTACGTGGAACTAAACTTCTTGTCACCGGGTTCCGCCGCGAAGATACATTTGTGGCTAAGACGTATCGTAATACATCTAGTCATCAATTGTATAAAATAACTGAAGTATATGGAGATAGTATGGAGTTAGTTCATACTAGATATGGAGAGGTAGTAGATGATTAAAATTGTTGCATTGTTTGGTATGGCAGGTTCTGGTAAGGATACTCTCCAGAACCTGTTAGCAGAATCTTTAGATGTTAACCCTATAGTCAGCGCTACAACGCGGCCGCCGCGTGATACTGAAATAGATGGAGAGGTATACCATTTCAAAACCGATGATAACTTCTTCGATGGTGGTATGGTAGAATATACTCAGTTCCGTGGTTGGTATTATGGTACACCTTATTCTTCTCTTGATAGAGATAAAGTAAATATTGGTGTATTTAATATAGCCGGTATTAAGCAGCTTAAGCGTTCTGGTATAGTAGAAGTTCTCCCGATATTCGTAGCTTGCGAAGAAAAAGTTAGATTGCTGCGTCAGTTAGAGAGAGAAGAATATCCAGATTGTGAAGAAATTTGTAGACGCTTTATGACTGACAAAGAAGACTTTGATGAACGTAAGATAACATTTGATTATAGTATAGTTAATAATACTAATGATTTATCTGACAGCCTCGAAGCGGCAGCGCAACTCATAAGCGATTGGGACGATTCAGTTAATTTTAAATAAGATAATAATCATATATAATAAGTCTGACGCTTTATATGTGTCAGACTTCCTTAAAATATTTAAATAATTAGGAGAGTATATATGCAAATAAAGAAAAGAGATGGACGCATAGTTCCGTTCAATGAAAACAAAATTATTGATGCTATTTTATCAGCTTTTGTTGAAGTAGATGGTGCAACTTCAGAATATGCACTCATTAAAGCTGGTAATATTGCAGATTATATTGCAGAACAAATTAGCCAGGCAGATCATGTACTTGATGTTGAAGAAATACAAGATATGGTTGAAAATGGTTTAATGTCAACAAAGCGTAAAGATATAGCTAAGTCTTATATTAATTATAGACAGAAGCGTACAGAAGAAAGAAATAAGCGTAATGAAACTTATAATCTTATTCGTGAAAAGCTTTATGCTATGAATACTGTTAATAGTAATGCAAATGTTGATGAAAACTCATTTGGTGGTAGAAAAGGCGAAGTGGACTCCGTCATTATGAAAGATATTGCTTTAAATGATTTAATTTCAGAAAAAGCAGTATACAATCATTTAAATAATAGAGTTTATATTCATGACTTAGACGCGTATGCAGTAGGTATGCATAACTGTCTTTCTATTCCTTTTGATAAGATTCTAGCAAATGGATTCTTTGATGGTAAGCAAACAGATATTAGACCAGCAGGCTCTGTTAGTACAGCATTTCAGTTAGTTGCTGTTGTATTCCAGCTCCAATCATTGCAACAATTTGGTGGAGTATCTGCGACACATTTGGATTGGACTATGGTTCCATATGTACGTAAGTCTTTTAGAAAACACTACATTGATGGACTAAAATATATTGAAAATTTTGACAATAAAGATTATTTTAACCATATCCCAGAAGATGCAGGTATTGAGGATAGAGAATATAAAAGTCGTCCAAAGGCATACCAATACGCCATGGATATGACTGAAAGAGAAACATACCAAGCAGTTGAAGGAATGTACCATAATCTAAATACACTACAAAGCAGGTCTGGTAATCAACTTCCATTTTCAAGTATTAATTATGGTACTTGTACTTTGCCAGAAGGTAGAATGGTAATTAAAGCACTTCTTGATAATTCAATTAAGGGTGTTGGTAAATTAGGTCTTACTCCAGTATTCCCATGTGGTATCTTCCAGTATTGGAAAGGTGTTAATAATAAGCCTGGTACACCTAACTATGATATGTATCAGTTAGCATTGAAGTCAACAGCTAAGAGATTATATCCGAACTACGCTAATGTAGATTGGTCAGGCAACGCTGGGTTCGATCCTGAGGACCCATGTACATACTTCTCAACGATGGGATGCAGAACAGCCAACGGACTAGATATCAATGGATTCGGTCAACGTAAAGATGGTAGAGGTAATATATGCCCAGTTACTATCATTATGCCAACTCTAGCTATGGAAGCTAAAGAAGCTGCTGGCAAAGATGGCAATATAGTTGAGGAATTTATGAAACTACTTGATGATGCAATCCATGATGCTAAAGATATACTCATAGAACGATTTGATTGGATTTGTAGTCAGGATCCTGCAAGTGCTAAGTTCATGTGGATGAATGGTACTATGGAGGGTTATGATCCAGAAGTTGGTCCTTACTCAGCACTTAAGCATGGTACTATTGTAGTGGGGCAACTTGGTCTAGCCGAGACACTTCAAATATTAATTGGTTGTGATCATACTGAAGAATGTGGCATGGAACTTGCTAAACGCATTGAGCAGTTATTTAAAGACCGTTGTGCCCAGTTCAAGGAAGAAGAGAAGCTTAACTTTGGGGTGTATTATACACCAGCTGAGAGTCTGTGCTATACCGCGATGAATAAGTTCAAGGCTAAGTATGGGGAGATTCCTAATGTTAGCGATAGAGAGTATTTCACTAACTCAATGCATGTACCTGTTTGGAAAGAAATGAGTCCATTCGATAAAATTGATATAGAAGCACAACTAACTGGATATAGTTCAGCTGGTTGTATAACTTATGTAGAGCTTGATGGCGCTGTAAGCGATAACCTTGAAGCTCTGGAAACAATAGTCAACTATGCTATGGATAAGGATATTCCTTATTTTGCTATTAATATTCCTAATGACCAGTGTTTAGACTGTGGTTGGACTGGAGATATTAATGATGCATGTCCAAAATGTGGCGGTAAGCATATTCAAAGACTTAGACGTGTTACTGGTTATCTAACTGGTAACTATACCACTGCATTTAATCTGGGTAAACAAGCGGAAGTGCGTGACCGCTATAGACATAGCAATAGACTAGTGAATTGGAGGCATTAATGTTAGTACATATTGGCGGCGTTAATGGCAATGATATGGTTAATGGAGAGGGAGTATCAGTCTCCCTCTTCACTCAAGGATGCCCACATCATTGTTATAATTGTTTCAACCCAGAAAGTTGGGACTATAAAGGTGGAATTACAATAGATGATTTAGATTTATGTAATGATATTTGTGAAAAAATGCAAGCAAATGGAATTAAAAGAAATTTAAGCATCCTTGGAGGCGAACCTTTGGCGCCGAAAAATCTTGCACTTACACGCAGGGTTATTGATTATGTGTTAGAAAATGTTGATTATAAATTTCACATTTATCTCTGGAGTGGTTATACTCTTGCAGAATTACAAGAGAGAGCCAAGAAAGAGAAAGATTTAAAACATATATTGATGAAGTTATATTGTTTAATTGAAGGAAGATATGTAGATGAGGAGCGCGACTTAACACTTAAATTAAGAGGAAGTCGTAACCAAAACCTGATATATCATCCTAGTGACTTTATCAAAAATATTTGATATAATATAATAAAGGAGTATTATAAATAATGAGTGAAATAAGTATGGGAAACCTATATGAAGTGAATCAGAATTTAAGTTCACAGATGCCATTAATGACTGCTCCTCAGACAATGGGTCTGTATCCTAAATTAGCAGATTGGTTCGAAAATCATATAGGTAGATATGCCATGCTGTATTGTCATGAAATGAGAGATATTACTTTATTTAACAAAGATACAAGTGATTATGGACAAGCAGCTAAGGCAGTAAAAATATTATTTGAATGTATTGAAAACCGCGGCGGCCTTGTCTCATGTAATCCTGCAGATGGTGACGCTTGGGAGATTTGGATTAGAGTAGAGAATGAAGATTTAACTACTACCGACCGCTGCTATTATTTATTTAATTATGATGATGCAGTTATAGAGGTGTAGTATGAGTGACAAGAATAAAATAGCAATTGTTTGCAGTCCTGTCCAATTAACTGCTGGTGTAAGTATTATGAGTGGTGGTGGATTACACTACAGTAAAATTAATAATAAAGAACTAGTTGATTATGTTATGAATAATATAAAAGGTACAACTGGTGTGATTATTTATGGCCCAGAAGCTTATACTAGTAAGATTAGGGATAAGATCAATCAAGAGCAAATGAAAAAATATAAGCAACAGAAGTATGATATTGAATTAAGGAGTAAACTATACTAATGGCATATTTAATTAAAACAACTGAGGTATATAGGGTAGAAACTGAAGAACAAGCTAAGAATTTTATTGAAGAACAAAAACAAAATGATGCTTATGAAATCACTAAGTATGCAACAGAAAGAAAAGACCGTAAGGTAAAAGGGGAGATAGTGGAGAGTTATTTCCAGACTACTATTACAAAGGTATTCAATGATATCAAGGAGCCTTATAATAATATTACTGTTACATACGAGGAAAAATAATGAAGATTAAAAAGTTAATAAGTACTGCTCATATTCCTACTTATGGAACAGACGCGGCGGCCGGTGCGGATCTGTATTCGACTGGCTCAGAGTATATCAATCCTTATAGCTACAAAAAAGTTCATACAGGACTAGCTATGGAAATTCCAGAAGGTTACTTTGGTGCAATATTTCCAAGATCAGGACTAGCTACTAGAAAAGGATTGAGATTAGCTAATTGTGTGGCGGTTATAGACCAGGACTATAGGGGCGAGGTACTAGTTCCTTTATATAATGATAGTGAGTATTTACAAGAAGTGCATGAGGGTGAAAGAATTGCACAACTGGTTATTATGCCATATAAACAAGTAGAATTTGAAGTAGTAGATCAATTAGATGAAACTGACCGTGGCGGCCATGGGTTTGGCAGCACCGGGTCTTATTAATAATAATGGGGATAGTTTAGGCTATCCCCATTTTTTTGTACTGGGTATGACGCGCGCAAGGTTGCCGCGTGTCCGGATTCTCCGAAGGTTTGTTAAATAATAAAGGAGTAGCACAGCTACTCCCAATTCCATTCTTTTTCTTTTTTCGCGCAATATTCGTTCCAATACGCTCTTCCAATTAGGATTGCATCAGCTTTGTCATCATTCGCGCCAATATCTGAACTAAAGTTCGGGTATAATTCTTTAGCAACTCTAATACTTTCTTTCTTTAATACCTCTCTCTTGACACCTTTACCTGTTTTTATCCCAACTAATTTTCTCCAATGACTAGCTGTCATTGTAACTATTTCTGGTCCACTAGCTGCATGAATACCCAATATAATTGCACCATGCGCTATAGTTAATTTTTTATATACATCTATATTGTTTTTTACAAATGCAGGTTCTGGATCTTCTGTAACTATTATACTTGGTTTATATTTTTGATACAAGTCTATTACTCTTTGCGCAATAGCACTAATTCTATCCCATACTTCACCTTTTGGCGTTATACATTCTAAATGAATGAGAATCTCGTCCTCATAAATAGCCAGTCCAGTAGCCTTTGTTGATATATCTAAAGACATAATTGTCATAGTTTTTATTTCCTCATTTCTTTATATGTTAAGGAATTATGTTCCCTAAACATAGTATAACAAAATTTTTTATTGGTGTCAAGGATATTACACAGTTAAAGATGTTTATAATAATTACGGCAAGTACCTTGATTTTATAGCTAAAAATTTACAACATCTATATAGAAAACAAAAAAACGGAGATTTGGCTCAAATTGCCAAATCTCCGTTTCTGATTGCTTAATGGTTTTACCTCTGGCCGCGACTTTTATGCGTTAGGAGGTGTATAAGGCTGACCAGTAATCATTTCAAACTCTTCAGCTGTAATACCGAGAGACTTACCAACTACTGATCTAACTCTATCAATGTTCCAAAGGCCAGAATCATAGTATTTCTTAATTTTTTCGTAATTTTTACTTCTCATAACTTATCTCCTTTTGACTCTTATAATTCAATATCTGTCATAATAGCGATGTACTCAATGTCAGCACTATTCTTATTAACAGCTTCTTTAAGTCCAGCTGGAGCAAGAGCAAAGCTAATTACATCACATGTATATTCAACTGGAACCTGTTCAATAACAGTTTTAACAACAATGATAATTTCTTCATGAGTTACAGGTTTACCAGTTTCTGGATCAATAATAGGCTCGCCAGTCTCTGGATCAATATCAGGTACAATAATAGTCTCTTTGAATTCTTTTTCTACCTCTTTGTCTTCATATACAGTATATGTATAATCAAACTGTTTTTCAAGACGTGAAACAACTGGAAGATCAGTTACAATAGTAACTACTTCCTGCTTATCTTCATCAATAATTTGAATTTTAGCGATTTCTGAAGGATCACTAAGCATTTCTTCAAAAGTACCAAGTGCTACGTTATCTGCATTAACTAAAAAATTAGCAGATACTCCAGGTGTAAAACTGAAACCACTTGGTAAGAGTCCGTATTCACGGGCTTTGAATTTTATTATGTACATATAAATTCTCCTTTACTAGCAGTGGGTGTATTTACACCCCCGCTCTCTTTTATTTCTAGAAATTTAAATTTATATAGGCGGCAATCCAGTCGAATTACCGGAATTAATATTAGTTATCTCTAGTTTTATAGAGACTAGATGAAACTTTGCAGCAACTGCCGTATCTCTTAATTCTTTAAAATGAGAATATATAGCTTAAGCAGTTTTTTGCCAAACATATACTACTAAATAAGGTGGCATATTTTTGCCAGTAACGGATTCACCTGGGTTAGAACAATTATGACTATGAGCTGGAACTGTATGACTATGATCGCCTCCTCCAAACATTGCGCTAGCATATGATGTTCCACCAGCAGCATAATGACATACCGCACTAGTGCTTCCACCAGCATATAAATTAGAACGATAATAACCACTATGTGAATGTGAACCACTTGAACCAATAGTACAAGAACCGCCATCAATTGTGTGAGTATGGCTAGGAATTATTGCATCTGCAGAGCCTCCTGTGCTTCCAGCTGAGTATGTATCACCTGCTGCAAGTAAAAATCTATCTTTAATACGAGCCCAAGTAACTCCAATACTACTATTCGGATCAAAATTTGCATTAGTAGTTTGTATAATCATACCAATATGAAATAAATTACTATTTAATGAACTTAATTGACTTGCGACACTACCCACTCCGCTAACATCTGCTGCGGAACTATATCCTACAACTGTACCAAAATAAGCATTAAGAGCTGCAGTAGTATAGGCATGATTATCATCACCAGTTGAAGTAACTCCTGTACTAGAACCGGTTAAATTTGCTGTTGCAAAATAATCAGCAAACTTATTACTAACTCTTCTTCTAAATCTATTGAATTTGCCCCAAGCTGTTAAATCTGTATCACTAGCAATAGCTTTTACATCATTAGTACCAATTAATACCTTACTAGTTTCAGATGTACTACTATCATAATCACTTGGAGCTGTTGTCATATCGACATTAGTGGCATCTGCTCCAATAGGTACTTCTGTTCCCCAAGCAGAGCCAGAGTATTTTGAAATTGTTTTTACTCTATTTGCCATTTATTTTTTTCTCCTTTTATTCTCAAACTTAAGAAACGACTTTAAACCAAAAAGACCCTTCTGGAATTGGATCGGATGCACTAGTTGTTGGTGTACCAGATTGAACATAAAGTCTATTATTAATCTTTGTATTTAACTCATTATCTGCAGCAATTCTTGCATTTTTTTCAGTAGTATCTGCAGTTTGACGAGTTAATGCTTCAGAGTTAATAGCACTATTAATCTGGCTAACTAATGTCGCTCTAACAGTTTCTATTCTTCTTAGGAGCCAAATAAATTCAGACCAAAATCTCATTTATTTTTCCTCCTTTATGATAATGTTTCTGTAAATGCACCGGTTGCAGCATTTAAAGTTAAAGTTTTACGTTTAAGTCTGTTTGCAGCAGCAGTGCTATTACCATTAAATAAATCAATTATAATATTAACAGTTCTGCTAGTTGCTGTAATAGCTATTTGAGGAATTGTTGTTGTTAAAGTATATTGAATATTACCAGCATTATTATAATACTGGTTTGTAAATATTATATTAGTTGAATCTTCTACAATAGTTGAATTACGCTTTCCACCTATTACAAGTTCATATTCAAGATGTAGTCCAGAAAGCATATCAATTAAAATTCCATCGGAACCAAAAGGAATTAATGAATCATATCCATATTCTCCTTTTTTTCGGAATCCTTTTGCTCTCTCCATAAATATAACTCCTTTTTACTCTATTTATCAAGGTAAAGTCTATATTCAATTAAAACACTTGCTGGAGCATCATTAATAAAAGTAAATTCAGTTAATTTAATAACGTCATCACTTTCATATATATCTGTTCTGCCCATCCAAAGTTCTTTACCATTAATTCTAAACTTTAAACTGGTAGGCATAGCTTCTACTGGACCACCATAAATCATAGCATCTTTCTCAGCATAAGAAATTCCTAGCTCTACACATGGTATGCCAGAAGCTAAGCCAGCATCATCTTTAATTAATTGAATTAAATCTTCGCCTTGAACAAAAGGACCTTTTATTTGACCAAATTTGCCAGTAGATTCTATTGCCATTATTTTATCCTTTCTATTATAAGGAAAAATGCTATAAATTAATTATAGCATTTTGTCCTTATATCATTTTATTTATTTATCTTCAATAACTAACCAAAATCCTGTTTGATGTAATAAATCGTCGCCCTCATTTGGATATTCTGGTTCATTAGGATTTGGAATACTTGCAATTATAACATTACCTGGCTGATCAATAACACCAGATACGGTTTCAGTAAATAAATGCCAGTTATTCGGATTTCCAGAAACACCATTATAATCATAATAGTAAGACTCAATTTTTTCTGAATCCCCAGCAATTGGAGTTGTAACAAGAGCTAACATACCAATCATACCAACTTCATCAGGTATAATTTCACCTTCTTGATTTCTACCAAAACCATAAGGATTTTCAGCTTTTAATTGTTCTACGCCGGTATGCTCTGGATCAAGCGGATTAGTAGTATAATTCTTATAAAAAGCATTTTTACCTTGAATAGAACCAATTTGTTGCCAATAAAAAGTATTACCTGTTGTTGAGCCTTGATCATCACGCTCATAAGACCAACCATTAGCTCCATTTTCCCAGCTACCAGGATATTTAATTGATAAATTCTGTCTATATGTTGGATCACTAAATAAAGCACAAACTACATTTTGTATTACTTTTACAGCTATAACTTCATTAACTGGATAAGGTGTTTGTTGAGTAGCTGATCTAGACTCTTCACCGAAAGTATAATAATACTGATAATAACTGGTTAAATCTAGTCTATGATCATTACTAATACTAACATGAGAAATTGCTGGGAAAGCAATAGGAACAGTATGTTCAGCTTGAGAAACATCATGATTTACATAATAATTAATATCAATAAAACTTCTATTGCCTTGAACAATATCTGGAGTAATAGATTCAATAGCAGTTAAACCACGAAGAATTGTACTACTTTCACTACCTTCCATTGATTGATCATAGTTTCTTAATGTTCTAACAATATTGAAGTTATCAGTTACTTCAATATTAGAATCTACACCATGAATACCTTTTGGAATAGCAATCTCATAATCCTTAAAGAATGGGTGACCTTTAGAATCACTCTTCTCTCTAATTAGATTGTTATAATCATAAGGATAGGTAGTTCCTTCTTTGGTCCACCAATCACTAGGTGTTACTTCAACGAAACCAGGTGATTTATTATAAATTGGTGGATAACCATCACTATTAGGATCTTCTACTAGTCTATCCTCATTCCAAATATAATATTTATTATCAACTTTATAAAATACTTCTTTAAGAATATTACTAACTGGTAATACTGATACTTCTTTAATAATTGGACCATATGGAGATACTGAATAAGCATTAACTTTAGTAACCTTAGTAGGAATATCTAAAGAAATCATTGCTCCTTCAATATTACCATATTGATCTAATATATTACAATAACCATATTGAATATTATCATAAAGGAGGACGCGGCCGCCCTGTTCTTCTACTATACCTGGGTGAAAATCTGCAAATAATTCACCCTTAGCGCCCTCTGCATCGCCACTCATGTAATTCTCAATAAAGTCATCCCAAGAATCCATAACAATCTCAGGTGAAGAACCTTGAGGACCAACTATCTGTCCAACATATTCAGCGCCGCCGCCAGGATTAAATACAAAGTTCTGCCAATCAATACTAAATAATGTTTGTCCAGATGTTACATCACCTATAATAAAATCTCTAGGCTTAATTTCTGCAATTAAAACACCTTCAATACGCTTAATAGTATAAGCAAAATGTTTATATTTAGGTACTTCTGTTGTAACTGAATAACCAGAAGCAATATTATCAGTATCTAAATACTCTGTATCTAAATTAGTTGCATATATTGTTTTAATAACAGTATCAAATTCACTTAAAGTATTATTAGTAAGTCCAACTCCTTTTGGGTTAAATACTTCACTAAAGTTCATACCTCTGCGGTAAATGATACCATTTTCTCTGTTATATTTTTCGTTCTTTTGAGCAAGTGTATCTATAATGACATATTCATTATAATTAACAGTATTAAAACTTCCACCATTCTGGAAGAGTTTAACCATATCATAAATACTGTCAAAATGATAAACTAGATTATAAGTACGACCTTGCTTACCTCCATAAAATGAATATTGACTCATATATTATCCCTCCTCCATAGGTGTATATGCATAATCTAAAATAAAATCTTGAATTTTAGAAATAGTGCTGCCGCCAGGTGCAATAACACGAACTGACTTAATCTTTGTACCATTATTTACTTCATAGATACCACTTCTACCTAAGTAAATAGGTTCATCATTAACAACAAACAATGAACCAGGTCTAGATTGTATGCCAATTTTATCAGCAGTAACTTCTCCAAGAATATTATTAGCTTCACTAAATTCTCCAGTTACTTCAATTGGTATAACTTCATGTTCTTTTTCACCTTGCCATACAAATATAATTTCTTGTTCTCCAGTTTCTTCATTATAAAGAGCATCATTAATAATACCCATAATTTCATCTGGATCAACAGAAGAAGGTAAATTTTCTCTTACTCTTTCTTTAAATCTTTTTTCAGCATCAATTTCAATTTCAATTTCTGCTTGTCTAATTAAATCTGAAAACTCAATTGTATTTTCTTCATAACCAGGTGAACCATTTTTATATCTAAATACTTTTCTACCTTTTTCACCTAATACTTCTTCATATACATAATCATAACCAATTCTATTAATTTTAAAACATAGATAATTAGCTAATTCAGTTGGAGTAAATACTACAACAAATTCTTGCCATGGCTGATTCTGATTAGGATAATAAGGAGTTAGCATTAAGTTCTTTTCAACAGTTTGCCATCTTTCATCAATACTATGGTCACCGCTACCAGACTCTCCTTGCTCTCTACAAAGCATTAAATTGAAATCTACAAAAGTATAGTCTCCATAAGGTTTATATTGATCATCATATAAATACCTTTGTACTGCAAAACGTAAATAATAAGTATGATTTGCTTCAAAGCTATAAGCTAAAGCAAAATCATGGAATACTGTATCATTTTGTCCTTTATTATAAACAACAGTAGCATTAGGAGTTATAGGAATTAGATAAGGGGTTCCACCCGTACTATCTTTTCTAATTTGTCCAACTTGTATCATCCTTGTATCTCCTTAAATCTTCTGTAAAGCCTTACTTGCTGTAAGGTTCATCATTCCATTAATATCTAATGGAATAGATATAGTTTTTATTATATAATCACCATAGATACCAGAACCAGCATCAGTAATAGTAATTCTAGTATTAGGTTCTAAATAGTAAATAGGAATAGCACTTATAGTAATACTATTATTCATATTAGTATATTGATAAATTAATTCACATACTCTTTGATATGCTGAATTTTGCCATCCACCCATTACTAATAAACTATAAATATTGGATTTAACTTGTGAATAAACTTGTCCCATTTTATTACATTCATCTTTAATATAGTCATAATCTTCTGAACCAATTTCAATGAATACAACATCTGGTACTTCTTGTTCAAACACACAATTAATTCCATCTTCTTCGACTGCATAACCACGTCTGCCAATATTATCAACGCTATATTTTCCAACATCTGAAGTAGTATCAATTATATCAAAATAAAAATCAAGAGAACTAGGATCATTGATTAATTCTTCTTTAAATACTTGATTAGTTAGATCATAGATTTTAGGAAGCTCTGAAACTAATTCTGTAAAATAATAACTTCTATCTGTGGCTGTTTGCATAGCTTCAATACCTTGATAATATAATTCTTCACGCCAATCAAGAGTATAAACAGTTTGACCTGTAATTTCTTCTTCAGAAACACCTACATAATCACCTGTAGTTCCCGCTTGAGGATCCCAAATATAATATTTATTATTGTTAACATCATAATATACTCTTTCGGGATTACCAACACGCGGAAAGTCGAGGGCGGTTGGATAACTAACTACATATGTACGCGCGCGGACTACTCCAAATTCATCTGTATATAGTGAAATACCATGATGTATACCATATACGTAATTTGGATCTGTAAGAGTACCAATATTTACATCTCTTTCTGGCTTGCGATCAATAGCCAAATGATAACGAATAGGAAATTTATTTCCATAGCTATCAGTTCTTGCGCCCCATACAACAAAATCATTTTTAATATTGCTATATAAAGGGGCGTTCGTAAAGCTATTAATTAAATCAGAACCATTAAAAGTATACACAGACATTCCCGCAGATAAATCTATATTATAATCCTGCTCTAAGTCTGGTTGTAAAAGATCCGCGGCAGCCGCGCCGCCATGGTTGTAGTCCCAAGATTGTTGTGAGGTGAAGGTAGTATTTAAATAGTTCTTTATCTCTTGAAATCTAAATCTACCATACACATCATAGAAATATTCATAATTACCTAATATTTCTATAATTTTATCTAAGACTGCAGTTACAGTCATTCCAACATCACCAATTAACTCGCCTGGATAAGTAAAATCAGTTAATATAAACCCAACCTCTTCACCAGATTCATACGCTTGAATCTGACTAGGATCACCATGTGCTCTTTCTAATGCATCATAATAATCTATACTAAAATATACTTCATCACCATTAAGTTGTACCTTATATAAAGGACCAGTACCAGACCAACTAACTACTTGTTTAACTCGTTCATCGACATCTGATACTATAATATTGTCTAGATTTTCTTCTCCCCAATGATTAACAACTTCAGTAATAATTTGTTTTATAGTTGGATTATCAATATAAACTTCACCTTCTGGATTCTCTTGTTCTTTTGTATGAAATTCTACTGCTGCAGGTATAACACCACCTGCATCACCATTTAAAAGACACATTTTATCTTTTAAATTTACAGTAATAGTTACGCCAGTTGTAGCATGACTAATATTAGGATCAAACATTACAAAAGTTCCAAGTGGAAACCAAATTATATCTCCATATTGTTTCTTATAATCAATTGTATAATAATAAGTTTGGTCATGTTCATTTGTTTTAGTATAAGTATAACTAGGCACTGTGTTAACAATGCCTAGTTCTAATTTTACTTTTCTATTAATAGATAATATTTCATCTATTTGAGTTAAATCATTAACTTGTTCTTCTGCAAATACAGTTAAATTAGCGGTTCTTCTTAAACTAGAATTACCATCTATATTTAAAGAACCAGATATTACTTTTCCTTGTATTTCTTGAATAGGATCTTCTTTCCAAGAAAGAACAGTTATTTTAACAAATTGTTCTTTAACTCTTAAATGATCAAGCTGATCAAGAAATACTTTATCTGTTAAAAATTCATACATTATCCATAGTATCCTTTCTCAGCTTGTATAAAGTAAAAGACAATCGCATCAACAGGACAATCAATATCAAAAATAGCATTTCTATTATTAACTTGAGTAATTTCTGTTGGATACCATTCTCCACGATAAAACATTTCTGCTTTATCATCTATAATAACATAATCATATTGAGCTGGTTTGACTGGTTTAATAGCGCCTTTATTATGAATATCATTAAATTCTTTTAATGTAGTATCATTATAGACTTTAACTAATGCTTCATCATAATCACGAATATCATTTTTAGGAATTAAGTATCTTGCATCTACTCTCATTCCCGCTATATATACTTCTTCTATTGTAAACTCAGTACTACCAGGGTCTAGGAATAATCTACCTGTTTCACCAACGATCATTGTGCTAAGTTGTCCTGGATTGAATCCAGAGCTTCGAGCCTTTATGATAGCCCCTGGTTCAGCTTCAATATCTAGTGTAAATACAGTAATAATTTGTTCATAATAATCTTCTTGGTCTGATGTAGCACTACCGCTATTTTCTGAATAAAAATCAATATAATATTTATACCATAATGTACGATATATGTTTTCATCAGATTTAAAGTTATTAATATATTGACCATTAATTTTACGATATACTTTTCTAGTTGCAACTTTTCTAGTATCTTGTGATTTAATAAGATTACTTACAAAATCTACTTGCATATCTGTGTCTGCTAATGGTTTAATAATTGTTTGTGAAGATAAATATATATCTTCACCTTTTAATTCATATATATTATTAGGTGGCTGTAATAAAATAATTTCATCATTTATTTGTATCAACCAACCTACTGTATATTTAGTAGGATCAGTAATCTGCTCAGTTTCTACATCAACTGGTCTAGGAGACGTACCATTTTTAATCATATATGGTTCAGACTCCATTTCAAGACGTAAATGAGTTAAATATACATCATTAATTAAAGTACCATTAGTCGCTGTTCCAACATTATACTTACTTTTAATAAGATCCATAATATTAGTATTCGCAGCGATAGTTAAAGTAGGTATACTATCAGTTTGCTGTGCAGCAATTGAAATCTGATTTGCATCTACTAATCTACCTAATAAATTACTATCTGTCCAAGTAATGTTAGGATTATAATGACCAATATGAATTAATCCATATTTATTTAAATTGGCTATATTAACTTCATCTACTTCAACAAAAGTAGCTGTAAAATCATATAATAGTCTACCCACTCCTTGTCGTGGAGTATAACTAACATTCATAACCTTTACAAACATATTACCTTCTTGTAAAGATTTAAATAATTTAATCTTACTATTCTGTAAGAATGATTCTACTGCATTTCTAAATTCACGTTCATAAGTATAATCATATTGATTAACTTTCATATCAATAGCATCACGAATTTCAGCATAACGTCTAGCATTATCCACGCTACCATAAAGTTTAGCTTTTGTTGTAAATAAATTACTATTATCCATAAATCCAGTTATTAAACCAGTGCATTGTATTTCTCTATAATACATATTACCACTACGTCTAACATATGGATATTGAGAACCAATTGTATCTGTCTTTGATTCACTTACTGTTCTTGTAAATGTATTTATTTTAAAATCATAACGAAGTTTAAGTTGCTTCGCATTAGATAAAGATTCACCCGACTCTACTAAAAATGCATCTTCAAACTCACCCATAACTGGATCAGTGATTATACGAAGACCGCGGCGGCCGCGGACATCTCTCACCTGGGCCCCATAGCGGTAATATGTACCAGATTCTATGGTAAAATCACAATAAGCCCAATCAATCTTTTCATCTACTACTGTCATATTAGCAATATCTTCCCAAATAGTAAAATTACTTCGAGAAGATGTTCTAGACAGAGTAACATTTAAAGTTGATTTATCTTCTGTCCCAGTTAATTGAACAACAGCATATCCATCTTCTTCAATAATATATGCTTCAATAGTAGCAGGTAATGGATCTTGATTAGTAATTGTTACTATAAAAGAAAGTTTTTTAGTTTTTGTATAACCATTTTTAGTTTCAATAGAAACAACTAAAGTATAATGAGCATCTGGTTCCATTTGATATGGAAGATTCACTTCAAAGAATACAGAACCATTATCTTCATATAATATATTGTTATAACTATCAAATCCAATCTCACCTGAATCTGCTACTAAATTATCTAATTCATCAAGTAATTGTACTTGCCATTTCCTCAATGTTTCTTCTTTAGAACCTGGAGTATATGAAATAGTAAAGTCTGGATCAGTTGAAGTATGTATACGTTCTATATCTTCACTACCACTATCTTCATCATCTTCTAATCCAAGCACAAAAAATTGAGGTGCTATAATACCTCTAATTAAACATACTGTTGACCATTCAGAAAATGATTTTTGATTTTGTATAAACCAATCAAGTTTCTTAGGATTAGTACCACTTGCTTCACTAAGACGAAGCTGTACTTTGTATGTTGTATCTACTTGAAAACCACCATCTATATCAGAACTATTAAGTGTGATATAGTATCTATATGGTGTTGCGGCAATAGCCTCCGCATTAGGAGTAGTTTGATCATCTGGAGTAACTTCTCCTACAGTACAGATTTTAATCTGTGCTGGATATTGTTCTAAATCTAAAGCATTAGAATTATTTTGTTGATAGCGAACAGTAGCATGAACTTGACTAAAATTTCCTCTACTGTTATAAGAGGAGAGAGCAAAATATATACGAACAGAAGTATTGCCCGTAGCTCTAGTTTCATTGTTGCTGTTCTCTATCGCAAAAGCTGGCATAGAATACGCCACAATAGGTGGGAATAAACTTGAATTTGCCATATTTTGCTTCCTCCTTGTTAATGCGGCAGTCCAGTTAAAAAAATCCTTAATATCTAAGTATCATCGCATCTTTTTAACTGGACTGCCGCGTCTCATAATCTATTTATCATTATTTATCAAAAAACAATTAAAATAATGAATGTATTTTGTCCTTATTCAACTTCATTATTTTCTGTCTCTTGTTCCTGTAACTCTTTATGTTCTTCGGCCTGTTTCATATAACAACCATTGATAAAACCAATATAATCTTGAAATAATTTATCTGTTTTAGCTTTTAATATATAATAAGCTACTCCTATTGGTAAACCACTATTACCTAAAAGTTGTTCTAAGCCATCTTCAAAATTAGCCATAAGTAAATTAATATTATCTTCCATACATTCCACCTTTATGACATTTTTTGTACTAATAATCTATAAGTATTTGTCCAATCTCTAACAACAGGAATAGATTTTGTATTCTTAGAAGTGGTTTTTGCTTCAAAATTAACTGACTCTACATATGTAATTGAAGCATAGTCATTAACTTCAGCTTGATATAGAGTTACATTTTGCCATGTGGCACTTTCTCCACCACCGGCACCACCAAGATAACCAGAAGCATGGCCACTTCCTGAACCAGAAGTAAGTTTACCACTACTAGAACCAGTGTGTGATCCATGGCTTTCTCCTCCGCTAGTTAAATAACCACTACCAAAGCTAATACTTTGTCCACTAGCTCCTAAAGAAAAGTTACCTCTATAAATATCGCCATTAGCTATTGTCCAATCACCAATACTAGCTGATTTAGCCGTTAAATGACCAGAACTATTAACTGCAAATATAGTATTACCACTATTATTTGTCCAATTAATAGCTGAACCACTACCAGAACCATCTGATTTTTTATTGACAATTCTTACATCTCTAAAAGTAGCGACACCATCTGTGCCAATACTCCAATTTGGACCGGATAAACTACCTGCACTATTAAGAGTTAAATTACCACCTGTTAAAGTAGTAGGACCAATTGTAAACCCACCAATAGTTCCACCTTCAGAAGCATATAAGGTAGTAGCTCTAATAGTACCTTTTACATCTACATCTGTAGCAGTTAATTGTCCTTGATTATTAACAGTAAATTTACCAGAACCATATCTAATATGAGGATCAGATAAACTAATCTCCATACCAGTTTTATCTATGGTACTATAGTTATGTGATTTTAAAGTAGCTGCAGAACTAGTAAAGGTCATACCATCACCTTGAGCATTAGACATGCTAATGCTTTTAGATTCAGCATTTATAACAATTTGACCTTGATTATCAATACCAAAATAAGCATTACCTGTATTTGCATCTAACCAAATACTTCTTTGACCTTTATAATATCCAAATAAGCCAACTCTTTCTGAGTTGCTTTCCATTGCAGTACCGGTTGTGATACCAGTAAAACTACCATCTTCTTCTTTTTTACCAGCACCCATCTGTGGAGCAAGAATATAGTTAGTACCAGTTGTATTTAATTTAATAGAACTACCATCCCAACCATTAATAGCTGCTAAACCATATTTATTAAGATATAAATTAACAGGAATAACACAAACAGGAACAGTAGAACTAACTGTTGTATAATAACAAGCAATATAATTATTTACATCTTCACCCATATAATGTCCAGGTGGTTCAATAATTACATTATTTTCACCAGCTAATGTACCATTATTACTTTCTAACTCTGGAATATGTGTAATTGGATTAACTGCAACAGTTTCTAAATGGCCACCCCATGAAGATACCCATTTGATTTTAGATGGATCAATATTATTTGTTCTATTGTGTAATATAAATCCATTTCTACTATAATTAGAACGCGTACCATCAGATTCATAAGATGCATTATTATATCCACCTTCAATCCAATATGTAGGATCTATAGTATTTCCAGTATATAAATCAATAGAATATTCAGCATATATTGATTGATCTAATAAACTAGGAACAGATAGTTCTGCTTTAATAGTATTATTTTGTTTTAAATCAACATTTCGTATTTCTATTTCTATTTTACCAGAATCTTTATTAATTGTCAAGTATTTTGGACTTGGAGTTGATTGTCTATCAAGAGCAGTAGACCAAGTAACTTTTGAATCACTCGGTAGAGTTACCGCTCTAATTCCACCATCCCATAATTCAACTTTAAATTGTGCTATGCTTTCATCTAATGCAACATAGCTTCCATCTGCTTTAATACCATATAAACCATTAGGATGTATAATAACAATCTTTTTATAATTAGTTGATGTTGGTACAATACGTGCAGTATATTTAGTACCATTAGTACCTAATTCACCTTCTTTTGTAAAAGTAAAATTAGTACTCGCGGTTAAAATATAACCTTTATATATAACTTCTAATTGAATATTGTTATTAGATTTATTAGCATCATAATTATTTTGTAATTGATATGATAAACTTCCTTGATTTTTAATGACCCATCTAAATCCATTTTCACCATATGGATTAGCTACTTCTTCTTTAACAAAAGTCTGTCCATCTGGTAATAACATAGATTCAAAATCAGTTGTTTGTTGACTTGGTGATACTGCATTAGTACTAGGCCAAATCCATTTAATTTCAACCATTCTTTGTTTTTCAGCATCACTACCCATTTCTATCTTTTGACCTTTATCATCATATATATCAAAAGATAAAACAAATTTACCTAAATCTAATCGGCTTGTCGCATCAACAGAAGGAGAAGCTGGACTTACTCCTTGAGCATCATATTTAAATACTTGAGTAGCATTATGTAAAACTAATTTATACTCACCTTTAACTTCTTCATTGTTTAGAGTGATCGCGGCAGACCCTAGGAAGTTATCATCCTGGTCCCATACAGAACAACTATACTCAACAAAATATGTAGCAAGACTAATATTAACATTATCAAGTATTCTAGTTGTTGCATCTTCTAGTACTTCTTCATTGCCACCATCTATTTTTCTAGTCCATGCATATGAATAAGTATCTAATACACTTTCAGACTTACCTTCAATACCACATGTAAGTTTTGTAGAACCAGTATTAAAATTAAAACTTGTTCCCATTAAGGAACGTATATAGATATTATTATTAGTTGATTTTAAAGTATTATAAACTACTTTAATAGCATCAATTACAGTAATATTTGCATCTTGTTCAAATACAGCTACACATTTTACATAGTTTTCATATGCAGGACATTTATCATAATCAAGATAATGATAATAGCCACCATCTAAATAACTAGTTTTAGTACCACTTTCTGATGTAGCATACTGATCATTGATGCACTCCCATCCTGGGCCTCCGTATGAATGAAAACCAGGTGTGCTATTTGTAATCCTACTATTTTTTACAAACCAATAATAACTGACTTTCTGATTAGGATTAACTCTTTTACCACGGATACGTAAATCAGCTTCTAACTTAATACCAGGTTTTACTTCACCTAGTTCAGAATATCGCGGCAATATTTCTGTGCCTTTTTGATAAAAATATCCGCCTAAAGGAGTTGTAACTCTTAAAGCTATACCTTGTATTTCTTCATCAGTTAAAGCATCATAAAATTCTAATCTTAAATTAGAAATAGTAATATCAGTTAATACAAGATATTGCTGTTGAGCTGAATTCCATGCATACCATTGTTCACTTAATAAATCATAAATATTAAATTCAGTAGTACCAGGATTATAAGGTCTACGATATGGATATTCTTCATAGAACTTCCCATCTTCTGGATTATAATATCCTTGTAAATTTCCATTTTTAGTATTCGGGAAATCTTGAACAAAAGCAGTTACTGAATCAATACTAAGCAAGTGGTCGGTATCAACAGGAAAAATAACATACTGTGCGCTACCACCTAAATAATTATAAGGCTGGCCAGTCATATTCTTAACATTAATAGTATAAACTTTAGTAATTGTTTCACCTTGAGCATCTTCTTGAGTTTTATATCTTGAATCCCAATAGTTACAAACAACTTTTAAACCATAATCACCTGTTCCAATTTTTTGACTATCAGGTAGTTTAGTAGTAAAAGTTGCTCCAATTAAAAGATATTCACTATCTTGTTTATACATTTTTAATGCTTCTGAATCAATAGTAACTGGAACTTGTTTAATTTCATTTTTATATGATGATAAATAAATTTCTATATCATCTGTATTTTGAATTAAATTATTTCCAACAAGACTCATTTTATCTTCTGGATTAAGAGTCTCTATAAAATCAGCACCAAGCTTTTTAACAGTACCTAAAATATATGGATCTTTATTAAAATCAGAAGAAGGAATTACTACATATACATTAGTACCTTTGTTATAAGTTTTTAAATCAAGAGCATAAGCAAAAAAGGTACTGTTTTGATATTTAACCTTATACTTACCTATGGATGCGTCTGCAATTTCAACAATGCTAGCACGCACAGTTTTATTGTATTCTAAATCTGACACTTCACTTTCTGCCAATATTTGAATACTATTTATTAATTGCTGAGCATAATCCATCCTTGTGTCTCCTTTCGCGGCGGCCCCGCCGCAATGTTTCAACGTATCTAGTATGCGGCGATCCTTTTAACGGGACCGCCGCATTCTTTATTAATAATTTCTTCTATTACCAGAAGCTTTTTGACTAGCTAAATTCATAATTTGATCTAAAGCAGCTTTAATTTCTGCTGCTGATTCAACATTAGGGAAGTCAGCATTAATAGTAACTATTTGATCCATTAAGTTATCAGCATTTTTATCTGTAATACCAGCCATTGCTTGCTGTAACAATTGAGCTATTGCAGGATTATATCCATTAATTTGAGCAGACATTGCATCTAAAGCTTGTTTATAAATTGTGTTACTAATACTATCATTTAAAACTTCTGTATCATTACGAGTAGCAATATTAGATAAAACTTGATCAATACTATCAGCATTTCTATTAATACCATTAATATCATTACCATAGTAATCATAAGTAGTAATTGCAGCACTACCTCCGAGTAATCCTTCAATATTCATAAGATTTAATCCAGCAAATAAAGTACTTTCGACTGAAGCATCTCTAAATTGTTGCATAATCTTATCAATTTGTTGACTCATAGCTTCAAGTTGATCAATAATATCACTATATTGATTAATTAATTTATCATTATCTAAAATTAAACTTTCAGTAGCTATAATAGTATCTGTCATGTTAGTAGATAAATCATCAAATGTTTGATTAGTAGCAGCAGCCATTTTATCAATTTCATTTTTATAATTATTATTATAGCCTTGCATTTCTTCAAGTTTCTTTTGAATTAAATCAGTATCCCAAGCGTTAGCTATAGTATCACCTAAAACTTGAGGCATGATACCAAAACTTTCAAAAATACTATCTTTAATATTTTCTGGCATTTCGTCAAACGCACCATTCCAAACATTAGATGTTAAACCTTCAATTAAAGTTACTAACTTACCTTGTGGAGCAAATACCTGTTCAAAAGATTTATATAATTCATCTGGCATATTTGCAAACTCTTGCAGCTGACCTTCAAGTGCTGTGTCGAGCACCGTAGCGGCTGCCGCAGTATGTTTAACTAATCTGTCAGACATTTCCATATAATCTCTATTAACTTTAGCACCATCTTCAAGCCATTCTTTATACAGTTCATTAATTAATGCTTGTTTTTGCTCTATTGTATAGGCATTATTAGTAAAGATTTCAGTAAATTTTTCTTCAAAATCTTCATTGATTTGATTCATATAATCTACTGTATCTCTATAATCTTGTCTAGTCAATTCATATAACTCAGCTGCTGTTTCAGCCAGTTCTCTTTGAGCCTGATCGACTTTTTCTTGATCTACTACATATTGATACCTATAATTACCTTGACTATCACGACGAAGTCTTAATTTAGATTTATTTTCTCTAGCTTCTTCTAAAGCCTGTTGTTTTAATAATAACTCTAATTCTTTTTCAGCTATTTCATAATCTATTTCTCTAACTTCAGCTTGATTATTAAGATTATCTAATTGTGCCTCTTGTAATTTTTTAATTTCTCTTTGTTGTTTAATAGATTTATTATTTAAAGCATCTTGATATTTTTGAACAAGTTCTAATCCTTTATTACCTCTTTGAATAGTATCTAAATATCTATCTGTTGTAGTTAAATAATGTTCCCATTGAGTAGACATTAATTCTGCATTACCACCCATTAAAGCATCTTTCAACTCTTGAGCAATTCTATTGATATTGGCACTATACGCATTATACATTGCGTCTGCTGCATCTTGTGTAGCATCTTCAATATCTTTAACAGCATCTTGCCAATTATCACGATATTCTTTCCAAGCATCACTACCTTGAGCAACACTATTCATTTGTTGACGCCAGAAATCGCGTTGTTTTACTAAAAATTCAAGATTATTATTAAGATTAGCAGCTTGTTGCTGATAAATCTTACTTTGTTGTTCGTATGCTTCATCACCATAAAGCATATCTAACATATCAAGATTATGTTCTAAAATATCATTTATATTATCAAATTGGTCTTGCTGTTGATCAAATGCGTCTTGAGCTGCATCAATAGCATCTAACCAATTGTCTTTAATGTCTTTTTGAAGGTCGGATAAATCTTCACCTTTATCCATTAATTCCTTCATATATTTTTCTAAATCTTCAAAAGCTTGTTTTGAATTATTGCCATAGGTTGCATCCCAGTTAGAATTTTGAATATTCTTAATTGAGTTTTCAATCTGTTGAATATGACCTACTAATTCCTTAGCATCTGCTAAATCATCTTGTCCTAAACTTAATGAAAAAGCTGCTTGATTAATATAATCATCTTCTTTAATTCCACGAAGAACATCTCTTGTAAATTCTTTCCATTCTTTACGGAAATCAGAAGTATCTAAATGAACTTCAACTTTATAGTTGAAACCTTTAATATTATTTTCAACTATTTGATCTATTATATCTTGTTGATCCTCAATAGATTCTTTATATATCTCAACATCTTTTTCATAATTTTGAATAGCCTTTTCCATTTCTTGGAAATCTTTAACGGCTTGTTCATATTTAGCATTTGCATCTTCTGATGGAGCTGCAGCCGCTTTTTTATAGAGAGCATCAACTTGATTTTTATACTGCTGAACTTTACTTAAATAATTAGTAAGATCTCCTTGAGCATTAAATCCAAAACCATATTTTTTTAATTCTTGTTGCTGTCTTCTAATTTCTTGATCAGCAATACGTTGCTTTTCTTTTTGTAAATTAAGCTGAGTTTGTAATTCTTTATTTTGTTTTTGAAGATTAGTAAGATATTTTCGTCCAGTAAGTTTTTTCTCTTCAGAAGTAAGGCGTTTTAAAACACGTTCATTATCTTTTAGTTTAATATTAACATCATGATAAGGATCTTTTTTAACCTTAGTTTCTTTTGGAGGTTTTGCGGCTTTACCACCACCGCCTCCTCCTCCGCCTCCTCCACCTCCACCAGAGGATCTAGGAGCAGTACGGCCTGAACGAGCAGCTCCAATTGGATTACCTTTAAATCTACTGCCTTTAACAATAGGAATTCTAGTATGACCTGTAGTACGCATTTCATTTGCATACTTTTCATCTAGTTTTACTTTTTTTGGAGGATCACCAGGAACTGTTGAAGATACTTCATAAGTATAAGAATTTCCATTATCAGTAGATTTTACATCTTGAGGAGTTAAATCAACCCATTCAATAATAGGATCATATCCAATATCACCTAATAATTTATTAATTTCTTCTTGGCTTTTGCCAGATTCTAAAATCATGGCCTCTAAAGCAGAATAGAATGGGGCATCATCAAGAGTTACACCTGCTTGTAAAGTATCAAAATAACCATCCGCACCAGCTTGGTCAAATAATGCTTTAGCATCCTGTAATGCTTGAGCAGCAGAACCGGTTAAACCTTGACCAAAATTATCAAAAGATATATCACCAATGGCAACTTGTAAATCAGCAATTGCTGTCATATCACCATTAGCTAATCTTTCAATATCTGATAAATGATCTTTAACAAAATCATCTGAAAGATCTGTATTAAACATATCTTCCAGTGTTGTAGTCATTTCTCCTAATACTTCGCCAGATTCTAAACCTTCTTTATTCCAATCTTCCCATTTTTCTTGGATTTCTTCAACGCCTTCAATAACATCTTCAATAGAACCAGCTAAGGCTTTAGCTATTTTTGTATGACCCTTCATTGAGTCATCAACCCAATCAAGTGCTTCTGCCTCTTCTGCTATAGCTTCAGCTAATTCCTCAGTTTTTTCTTTATCAACATCAGCATTAGCTCCATGAGCTAATAATGCTTCATTATATTGATCTCTATTGATATTACCTTTAGCTAATTCTTCATTTAATTCTTTAATATTTTGGCAACCATTTGCTAATTGTTGTTGACTTTCCGTTAAAGTGTTTTTTAATTCTTTTTCTTTGGCTATCCATTCATCATATTTTTCAATAACACTTTGACAAGCTTTAGCAACTTCTTCTATTTGTGTAGCATTTAACCCGCCTTTATCAATAGCAGCTTGATATTCTCCTATTGTTTTAGAATCAAATCCTTGAGCAGCAAGATAATCTACTTGAGCTTGTTGACCTTCAACATTATTATACTGTGCTTGAGTTAATCCTTTTTTACCAAAATGTTCAATATTATTAATTGATTCTAATTCAGTTTTTAATTGATGAATTTGTTCTCTAAAAGGATTAAGATTGATATTATTAATTTCTTCCTTAAAAGCTTCAACACTATCTTTAAGTTGATATGAGCCATCAGCCATTTTAGTAAAGAAATCATCAAAATCTTTACCCGCACCAGTTAATAAACCTTTAATTGTGGCAGCATCTTCAGCAGATACTTTACCATTTTCATCAATTCCTTCAATAGCTTCTTGTTGCTTTTTATAATTACCAGTAGGATCAATAATTTCACCACTAAATTTATCTATTACTTCTTGACCCTTTTTTTCAAAGGCTGTCATACTTTGTTCAGCTTTTTTACCTGCCTTTTCGCCTTCTCTAATAATTTCATCAGTTTGTTCAGCGAGATCATGATTGGCTTTATAGCTAGCAAGTATGTCAGCCATCTCAAACTTGGTCATCTCTTTTAGTTGATCCGCTTCTATAGCAACTCCTGAAGCTTGTTGATATAGACTGGCTAATTCTTCTTTAGTATAACTAGTGCCTTCTCGATTACTACCACCAATATATTGTTTTCTTAACTTATTATATTCTTCATTATATCGTTTTTGATATTCTTCATCAATATTAGCTTGATATTTACTATTAGCATATTTTTCATTGTCTCCTAAAGCATTTTGAGCCTTATTAGACTCAAGCGTTTCAAGAGTTTGAGCTGTTGCATTAAGTGCTCTTAATCCTTCTGTATTATCAAGCATAGCTTTAGCTTGCTCTCGACCAAAAATTAAATTTTCTTGTTGAGCAGCTTGCATAAATGCAATTACTTGATCTTCTGCAGTAATTATTTCACCAGCATGTTCTCCATAAATTTTAGCAGCTTGAAGGATTTTTTCTGATGACATTCCTGTTACACCAGATTCTCTTCCAAATTTTTGAGCTTCTAATAACCCCTGTTGTTTAGTAGCATTTATTTGTTGAGTTAAAGCATTATCTTGAGCCGCTTGAGCTTTATCCATTTGCTCATTTAATATATCATCATAAGCAGCTGGATCTAAACTTAAAACACCGTCTTCATTTGAAATTAAATATTGTGCTAATTGAGGATATTTATCTAATAATTGTAAAACCTGTTCATTTAAAGATAAAACAGCTTCTTTCCATTCTAAAGTTCCTTTTGTTAAGCCGTTTAAAGTTGATTGAGAATCCTTTAACTGATCTAATGAAGTTTTTAAATTAGTATATTCTTCTGCTATTTCTGCAGCCTTATTTTTTGCTAATGTGGCCGCTTCAGTTGCAGCTTTAGCACGATTTGCTTGATAATCATAAGCTTTAGCTGTTGCATATATTGCTACTCCAACAGCAGCAACACCAGCAATAACTGCAGCCCAAGGTAAGCCAAACATAGCTTCTTTCATTAATAATGAGGCTATAGCATTAGCTTTTTTTGCAGCAGCTTCTTTTAATATTTCTAAAGTACTTGCTTTAGTAACAGGTATTCCTGCTGCTCGAGCAAGGTTTTCAGCAACAATTGCATCAGTTCCTTCTGCAGCAACAATAGCTGCCATTTCTTCTGTAATAGCGCCTGCTTTAACAGCTGCTTCATAAGTTTTTTGTGCTGCAATAACCGGTCCATAAGTAGCTTTTAAACCAGTGAGTACAGTCTTCCACTGTTTAAAAGTACCTATTATTCCTGGAAGAGCAAATCCTAAAGACATAAATACTTGAGTAAATTTGTCCATAGCACTTGCATTTTCATCTGTTAAAGTTCTAAAAATAGAAGAAAAAGTACCCCATATAATAGTTAATCCACTAATAGTACTTGTCAATAATCTTGTTTTATCAATAGTGTCTGAAATAGTAGCAGCATAACCAGTATCACGATTAAATTTACTTTGAGCTCGTTGAGCTGCTGTTTGAGCAGCTTCAGCACGTAAAATAGATTCATCAGCAATCTGAGCTTTTTTAATTGCTTCAATTTCAGCTTCAATTTGTTTACGTTGATTTTCAATTTCAGTTAATTGAGTTTCATTTAATAATTCTATATCACCATTTGATAAAACTCTTTCTTTTAATTGTGCCTCTTCATTTAATAGAGCAAGACGCTGTTTTAAAGCAGCTTCTAATCCTTGTTCTAATTCTAAGTCTTTATATTTTTTTACTAAATGATCTTCTAAAGCTTGGCTATAAGTCTGTTCTTCATTTTTAGCTATTTCTTTTAATACGTTATTGTTTTTAGCTATTTCTAATTCTTTCTCAGCAATAGCTAACTCTTTAATCTGCTCACCAATATAAGTTTGTAATTCAACTAATTGTTTTTCTTGCTCTTGAGTTAATCCTTTTTGAACATCTAATATTCGTTGAGCATTTTGTTGATTTACTTGAGCCTCAGCATATGCTCCATGATCACTTGAAGTAGCCAAAGAACCTAAACCTCTAATTCTAGTAGATGCATATTCAGCTTTAGCAACCCAATCATCTAAATTTTGTTGAGCAATTAATTGATTGTTTCTAAAATCTCCAATAGCTTTACCAATTTGATCTCTAAATATATAACTAACAATAGAACCAAATGCCATTATAGATTTAATTCCACCACCAAAACCCTCTAAAAAATTATCAATAGTTTGAATGGCATTAGTAATTATATCAATACTTGTATTTAATTCATCTGTATTAATTAAAGTTGAATATAAATCTTGATAAGTAGATTTTAATTCATTTAAATGTGCCTGAGTAGATTCTAAATATCTATTATTTTTTTCATCTAATGCCCCTTGAGCATTTAATGAAACATTTAACATTTCTGAATATTGAGTCCAGTTATCAAATAAAGCAATCATATTGTTCATTTGACGCTGACCCGCCATTACTTGTGCTAAATATATTTGTTGTTCACGAGTCATGGTTCCCCATTTAGAACCAATTTCTTCCATGACATCACCAGTATCTCTTAAATGACCTGTTGAATCAAGAACAGAGATACCCAGTTCTTCCATTTTACCTGTGTAATTACCTAATGACATTTCAGCATCATCGGATCCAGCTTTAATATCATTAATACGAGCATAAATAGTTTTTAATGCATTACCTACAGTTTCTGGCGCTTGACGAGTTGTCGCTATAATTGTTGATATTTGAGCTGTTAATTGATCCATATCAACACCAACGTTATTAGCAACTGATGCAGTTTTAGACATAGCTGTAGCTAATTCATCAAGATTAGATGCACTACTATCAGCAACAGCGGCAAGTTTATCAACGTATTCTGTTTCATTACCTATTGCAACTTGAAAACCATTCCATACTGCTGTTAAATTTTCTGCTACTTCAGATGCATTTGCGCCTGTAATATTTGCTGCTTTAATTGTAGCTTCAGTTCTATTTGCAACAGCCTCATCTCCTAAACCTTGTTGATAAAACTCTAAAGCAGATTTAGTATAATCTAATGTATTAGCACCAAATGCCTTCGAAGCAGAATTAGCTTGTTCTGCAAACCGAGCCATTTGATCAGCAGAATCACCAGTAACAATTCTAATATCTGTCAATGAAGTATCTAATTGTTTAACATAATTATAAGCATCACTAATAACATTTGTTAAACTATTTAAAATACCATAGGAAACGCTCCATTTAGCAGCGCTCGCCATGGTTGTTGCCATATCATTAAGTAATTTATTGCTTTCTCTAATTTGTATATTACTATTTAATATTGATGAAGTTAATCTACTATAAGCAGCCACTCCTACATTTCCTTGATTCATTAAGCTAGAACGTAATTGTTCGCTAGTAACGTTAGCTTGTTTTAATTCTTCTTTAAATTTAGTAATATTAAGTGTACCTAAATCTTTATTAAAACTAGAATCAAGAACAGATGATAATTTTTCAGCCATGTGACCAGCTTCTTTTAAATCTTGAGTTAAAGTACCACCAACCTTAGCTTTATCTCGCATTGTAGTAATTTTAGTTAACTCATTTTGAAGTTCCTTAATATTGGCTGAATTAACATTAAAGCCAACTTCAAATTGAATTCTATTTTGGCTAGCCATATTTCCTCCTTATAATCTCTTATATATACATATTTGTCATTTCAAGACAAATAAAAAAAAATGTCTTTACTATCAAAATACATGATAATAAAGACATTTTAATTGATTTATTTTGGCCTTATTAAATTAGTTTATAGGTCTGCCACCATTTGCAGCAAGGGCAAAATCTTTAACAGCCTGATATTGTTCGGGATCAAACTGTTCTACAATCTTCGCGGCAGCCTCTGCATTTCGCGGAAGATCTTGTATAAGGGATTGAATCACCGCGGCCGCAGTTTGTTTATATTTAAGTCTATCTTTTCTAATTCTTTCCATATAATCTAATAACATTGTATATTCAGATTCTTCCATATTAGCAATTACTAAAGGAATAAATCCGTTACATTGCATTAAATCATATAATTTAGGTAAATCTTCTTTTTGTTTATCAGTAAACTGAATATTAGTATATAAAAATACAATATAAAGATTAAAATACATATCAAGAAGAGCTTCATTATAAATCCCTTCTTCTTCTGACATTTGTAAAGCAATCTGTACTAAATCAATTTTATCTTCAATAGGAAGATATTTTTTTACTTCTATTGTTTTTTCTTGAAAAACAACTTCATTAACCTCTTTATTAAGAGTTAATTTTAAACTTGCAAAAGTTGGTTTTGTTGCCATTTCACTTCTCCTTTTATCTCATTATATATAAGTATAACATAAATTTTAAATATTATCAAGGGCTATTAATAATTGCATAGTAATATTTAATTCATTAATACTTTTTTGAATTTCATTCGATCTATTTTTTGCTTTTTCGGGATCCAAATCATATCCTAGATTCTGTATAAACAACGTATTATGATAATTTTTAATTCCTGTTTGTTTAGTACTAATATTCGATTGAATTAAAGCTTCTCCATCTTGATTTATTAATCTTTCTATAATATCACCCATGTTTAATACTTGATTATTAATAACAATAAAATAAGCTAAATCTCCTTTAGTTAAAGAACCTCCTAAAGCATAAGGTAAAACAGATGCATGAAAATAATTATACATATTAGTCATTGCTTCAGCATTATCTCTACCAAGTTGAGCACGATATTTAAAAACTTTTCCACTAGGACTTAAAGCAGAAATAGCCATATTATAATCAGCATAAGCATTATAAAAATCAGCTGAATTACTCATACCTGCTAAACTTAATAAATTACCTAAATTTGCATTTGTTTTAATATTTATTTTAGACATTTTTTGATTTTGTGAATTAGTTCTTTTAACGCTTACTCCTGGAATAGTAATTTGAATAGTTCCCTCACTACCTCGCAACATTTTTCGTAAATCTAAAGATATAGACACATCTTCGGTTTTTTTCATAAAAGATTTTGAACTTTTTGTACCTTCTGTTGTAATAGTAATACCAGAAGGTAAGTTTAAAGAATCTTTTATGTATTCTGGAATATATTCAGCTAAATTTTCTTCAGATACAAAACCAATTATTTTATTTAATCTTTTATAAGTAGACCATAATAAAGAATTTATAGTTTTACTTCGAATACTAGGATCAAAACTATTTATACCACCTTCACCAATAGATTGTAAAGCCGACAAATTTGCTAAAATTATATTTACATCTTGCTGATGACTAGCAATAGCTTGTGAATATGAGCCATCTACTTTAAAAGTAGTGCCATCATTTAAATAAGCATTACGATATTGCTCTTTAATAGTATCTACACTAACATTACCATTAAGCATTTCTGCTGTTAATACAGGAATAGGATTTCTACTAAAAGTACTATTAGTAATTTGACGCGCTATTTTTGTAAAAGTTGTAATAGCTTTTTGAATACCTTCTGCATCTTGTGTAGCTTGAGCGAGATCAACTGGAGTTAAATAGGCCATTTCTACTTTAGAAGCCATTCGTTGAGCCGCAGGAGTTAAAACGTTAGTTTCAAAATCTTTAAATAAATCAAATAATTCTTTATCATTTATTTTAACACCTGAAGGCATCTGTGACTGTATCATTACATGTATTCGTTCATGTAATATAGTTTTAGCATTTTGATATTGTTGTTCAATTTTAATTTTACTATATACTTCTCCTAATGTTCCACTAGCTTCACCATTATTAATAAAATTATTATAATGATAATGTACATACATAAATTTGCACTCACCTCGATTCCGCGGCAGGGCTTGCCGCCATAAAAAAATAGGGGAAGTAGTTTCCTACCTCCCCTATAAACCTCAGTTATTATATATTAGAAGTCCAAGTGTTGTGACTTCTTTATCCCATAAGTCAGAACTGTGATTAACTTAATATATCCTTGGGATTAAATATATTCAATAGTTACTCACCTTCACTATCTTCCGGTTCAGAAGTCCCATTATCATCTCCGCCATCATCTGACTCATTTGTTACTGGAGTAACTGGAGTGTAAATAGGTTCTACCGGTTCATCACTTTGTTGTTCCGACTCAGTTATTCCCCCTGGTTAGTAGCAATGCTATCGTTAGCAAGTGGTTCTAAATGTTCCTTAGCTGCTGTATGAGGCATTACTATATGATCATTAGCACCAATAACTTCATCCTCACTGTTATTAATCTCAGCGATCTGAAGTACACAAAGTACTTTCTTAGTCTTATCAAAATAAGTATATCCAGGGAAAGCATCTAGAGTGAAATCAAATGTTGATGGATCACCAGTTGCAGCAAATGCAATACTAAAGTTAGACTGAATCTTAACATTAGGAAGAGTTAAATTAGCAGGTAAATCCTTACCAGTAGCTTGTTCTCTAAATAATGTATCAGCTTCAACATAGTAGTAACCAGCAAATGTATCAGCAGTAATATCAGCTTCCCAAACCTTAGCTCCAGGAAGATCGAGATAGTAATCGATCATAGCGTTCTTACTAGCAAGCTCAGCTACTGTTACAGACTTACCATCTGCTCCAACAGTTGCGCCTTCATACATCTTACCAGTTAAAGAACCATCTTCTTCTACTTCCATAACGAATAATGGAGCATCATCATCGCAAATAGATACATTAGCACCAAACTCAGCAATAGCATCAGTAAGATCAAACTTACCATTAGCATCAGCTGCAGCCATGCTTGTCATATGGAAATGAACATTAGGCTCTGCTTGACTTAAACCCTCTTTGAATAAGCCAGCTCCAGAAAGAACTGCAAATCCAATAGGAGAAAGTAATGCATCTGTAATTGTGAAAGTAAGAGTCTTATCTCCTTCCCAAGCGATTAATCTAGCATTACCACGTCCGCCCTGAGCGTATACAGTAGTACTAGCTTGTTCAATTGTGGAAGTTGTTGCTGTATCAATATAAAGCACTGGTTGTCCAACTTTGAATGTTTTTTCACCAATCTTGACATTCTGTTTTGCACGGAATACAATATTAGCACATTCACGAATACCAAACTTCATAAATGCATATCCTCCTTAAATAATTATACGTCAGGATTAGAGTGCATATTTGCCATCCAATCCTTCGGTTGTTCTAAATCTTGTGCTCCAGCTAATCTAAAACTCATATTTTGATCAAATGCAAGTTTATAGCTGTAGCGATTAAATTCATCAAATAACTGATAGACAGTATATTTTTTAAACAAATTAATGTCTTTTTGTTCCCCTACTGCTAATATTGAAATATATCTTGAAATAATTGAATCACTTTGTCCTTCGGTATCATTCATTTGTTTTA